TGTATCCAGATTGAGCGGTACTCAATCACATACACCGCCGACATTTTGCAAATCGGTTGCAAACGCCACCTGATCAGCGAATGGGCCGACTTTGACGATCATCGGATTGCGGAAATGGACGGCAAAGGTGCTCTGAAATTCTGGCGCAAGTATAAGGCTTGGATTTTCCAAACGATTGAAATGTGTCCGGCAAAACCGACTGTATACGTCAGACCGGAGGCAGAGATATGAAACAGAGCCACGGCCCTTGGGCATACCCGACACCCGCAAAAAAACGCGAATACCGCGCCATGTCTGCAATCGTTTTCTTAGTTGTTTCTGTCGCCTGCTGGACCTTCGCCAACCATATTTGGGAGATAATATAATGGGACTAACAGTCCAGTTTCACAATCCGACACACGCGACCGTTTTCGAGTTTGAGTTGGAGGGCAAGCGCCGCGCTTCGGTTCGCTTTCACAGCGCAGATTGTGAGGAAATGCCGATCTACACCACGCCCGCCGCTGCTCACGCAATTGCAGACGCATTTAATGCCGCAATTTTGGCAAAGCTGGAGGTAGTCGCATGAACGCCGTTACCGAAACAAAACCCGCTCCGGTATCTGGCCTTGCGCTTCTGAGAGTGCCGTTTCCGGCCAACGCAATATCGAAGCTGCCTAAGCCAACACGCAAGCAAACCGACGATGTGAAGGCAAACTTCAAGCTGGGCATTCGCTGCAACCTATGCGGCGCATGGCATCACAAGGACGTGGTGCATCTGGATTATGTCGGCCACGCCGCGTTGACGGATCGCTTGCTTGACTGTGACTTCGAATGGAATTGGGAACCTGTCGCCGTAGACGAACGTGGGCAACCAGCCTTGGACCAGACAGGCGGTATGTGGATTAAGCTGACAGTTTGCGGTGTGACGCGCCTTGGCTATGGCGATGCAGACGGCAAGCAAGGCGGCAATGCGGTGAAAGAGCGGATCGGTGATGCGCTGCGCAACGCTGCGATGCGCTTTGGTGCTGCGTTGGACCTTTGGCACAAGGGCGACCTTCACGCGATTGAGGCGCAAGACGTAGAGGACGAGGCAAAGCCCGCATTTGATTATGAAGCAGCCGCCAAACGTATCACCGGAAAACTAAAGGGTGCCGAAAGCATCGACGATCTGCGCGAAAGCTGGACAAGCGAAAGCAGCACCATTTCGGAAATCCGAGCATCCAGTGGCGGCACATACTCAGCCCTTGAGCAAGTCAAGAACACTAGGAAAGCCGAACTGGACGCCAAGAACGACCTTGGCGGCGATGAAATACCAGACTTCGGCAGCAAACAGGAGCAACACGCATGAACAATATGACACCCGGCATGGGCCACAATTCGCCGCCTGATCCCATCGACGCAATCACCGGATCGTATAACACCGACCGCGAGGAGGCCGAGAACTGGACGGACGGTAAGCCCGTCGAGAACGAGGCACAGATGAACGAGGTGGATGCGCTGCGCAAAGCAATGCGCCAGTGCCGCCTTGATCTTGAGGCAGGCCAGAAGGACGCCACAAAGCCACTACATGCCATCTACAAGGCAGAACAGGACCGCTGGAATCCAACCATTGAGGACACCAAGCGTATCGAAGGGTGCCTCGTTTCAACCGTCAACGTGTTCAAGCAAAAGCTGGCCGCTGAGAAGGCAGAAGCCGAGCGCAAGGCGTGGGAAGAAACCAACCGCCTACGCCGTGAAGCCGAGGCCAAAGCCGCCGCTGCGAATGCATCTGATATCGACGCGCAACGGGAAGTTGCCGCCGCCAAGCAATCCGTGATCGACGCAGAGAACGCAGCTAAGGCCGTTGCCAAGGATGCGCTCAAAGGGATGCGCACCGTTACGCGCTACAAGATAGACAGCCATAAAGCGGCGCTGATGGACATCTATACAAGCGACACCGACGCGATTGCCGCCTTCGTGGATGAATACGTTCGCCGCAATCACAAGTCCCGCGCCATCGAGGGCGTCCGCGTCTGGACCGAAAAGGAGGCATTCTAGGACGCCAACCACGGACGAAAATCAACAACAAATATCAAGGAAAAATGAAGATGGTTAAAAAATTGAAAGCAAAAACTGGCGAGTACCAAAAGGACGGAGAGACGAAAGCCAAATACGTCGAGATTGGCGTCATTATGTCAAACTACAAAGGCGAATACGCTTTGCTTGACCCTACGGTGAATCTGGCTGGAATTCTTTTGCAACAGAAGATTCTGGCCGATGCAAACGGTGGCCGATCTGGCGACCGCGTGATGGTGTCAATCTTTGAGGACGGCAATCAGCGCGGTGGATCTGGTGACGGTTACGATCAATCGCCTCAAGGTGGGCAGTCAGGTGGAGGAGGCAATGCCAACTCAGGCCGTGATCTAGGGGATGAAATTCCATTTGCCCCTGTGACACTTATCTAATGCCGACCCGCTCAATCATGGATGAAGCAGAGGCCCGGTCGCTGGCTGAATACCTGAGAGGCTTAAAGATGCCTTTCACGGTGACAGTCACCCCTGGGGCCAAGCGCAGCCTATCGCAAAACGCCCTGCTGCATCTGTGGTTTTGCGAAATCGCAGCGCAGACGTTTGAAACCGCCGACCAGGTGAAACGCGAATGCAAGTATTACCAAGGTTCCCCGATCCTAATGGCAGACGATCCGGCCTTCGTGGCTTTCGTGGGCAACCTTTCGCGCCTGACAGTAGAGGAAAAGATAGCCGCCATGGATTACATCGCCGTCACTTCGGTAATGACAAAGCCGCAACTGTCAAAAATGTGTGACGCGGTGCATCGCAAATATGCTGGGCAAGGCATTCGGTTAACCGATCCAGCGGAACAGGAGCGGGCAGCGTGAACCAGATCAGCCCCCGCCCGCCACTTGGCCAGAAAGCGCCTAAGCTATCCTCTGCCGAGATACGCGAGGGCAAGGAATGGATGCGCCGCGTCAAGGAACTGCCCTGTGCCATCTGCCGCAAGTCTGGGCCATCGGATGTACATCATGTCATTACCATGGGTCGCCGCCCTGCTTGGCGAGATTGATTTTTCAAATTCCCAAAAAGGGAATAACGCGGCCACGGCGTATCAGTGGCGACAAGCAACCCGATGGGTGTTTGTTTTAACGTCGGCCCCCCAGACGCCCTGCTGTTCGCGCCCCGCCACATGCGGATGGACGGCAGGGCAAACAACAAAGGATAGAGCAATGGAACACATGATTAGCGGCTGGTGGATCATCCCCAGCACATTGATCGGGGCGGTGCTTTGGGCGCTGATTAAATGGTGGCTGACATGAGACACCCAACAGACGGCAACGCCATCGCCGCCGATGCACACTGCGACCAGCCCGACGAGATCGGGACCGAGGACTGCGACATCTGCGGGCGGTACCCTGAGCCTGACGAGGGCATGCCACGCGGATATAAGCCGAAGCCGTGCAAGGGCGTAATGCACTACGATGATGTTGAGGGGTGCACCTGCCACATATCGCCCCCATGCGGTGCCTGCGTGAATAACCCCGTTACCTGCGACATCTGCGGCGAGATTGGAGACTGAAATGAAAAGCAACATAATTGACATAGACGGAGCCATTGAGGCTCGCACCGAAAAGGCCGCGCTGTTTCACACGGGCAACAAAGAGGAAGCCGCATGGTTGGCTTTGTCCCAGATTGAAATAGAAGAAACGGGAATAGGCGGTATTGTAACTGTCACGCTGCCCGAATGGCTGGCGACGGAAAAAGGACTGATATGACACCGGGACAAACAGTAGATCGGTACACTGTGACCAGAAACGAGAATGGCTTTGGCTTTAGTAACGGCATCGAGCCGGACGCCGCTGGCGGATTTGTCAGCTATGAAGATTACCTCGCCCAGCGTGAACAGATCGAGGCGCTGCAAAAGCGGGTGATGGCGGCACTAGAGCGCCTCGACGCCTCGCTGTTTACGAACGCGGAACATCAAGCTATTCTACGCGCCACAGGAGGGCAGAACAATGAGTGAGGTTGACCGCCCATGCCCAAACTGCGGGCACACACTGCGGGCACACACTGAATGGATGCAGCGGATTGCGTAGCTACGGCACGTATCAAACGCACGACACCGCGTATTGCTTGCGATACCTGCGAGATGATCGCGACGCCCTCCGCGCCCAGCTTGCCGAGGCACAGGCGCAGGTACAGACGGCGCGGGATGCGCTGGCTGACATGCTGGCATTGTTTTCGTCTGATGGTGTTTTGCTCAAAGATACACACCTTAACATGACCCTTAATGGCGCGTGCCTCGCCCTCCGCACCCCATCCCCTGATTAACAGGGCATCGCTGCGGCTGCGTTAGCCGCATGGTCTGGCGTTTTGGTACGTCGTGGACCGTCTACCCAGAGCCGCCCCCACCGCGTGCGTTACATGAGGGCGGGGGCGGCGCGCTACAATAGAGAGGATATGAGGATGGATAAAACAATGCAGGAAGCCTTGGCTATGGATGCTGCTATGCTTGAAAGCATGGGCGCAGGGCCGCAGCCACTTGCCTTTGCACAGGATGAAATTTGGATGCAGCTTGACGATGCCCTGCTTGGGAAGTGGAGCGTGTGGGATGAAGGCGGAGAGTTACACGGGCAAGACTTAACGCAGGACGAAGCCCGCTCGATGTGCCGCGAATTAACCAAGGAACCCACACCCATGACCATCCCCACAGATGAAGCCGTAGAGCGCGTGGCGAAGGCTATACGCGATCAGAACCGCATCCATATGCAGCGAAACAATCCAAGCCGGACGTTTACCCGTGATGAACTGACCGAGGATGAAACGCAGCTTGCCCGCGCCGCCATAGCCGCCATGCAGCCCAGCGTTGCGGCTGTTGAGCCTGATTTTTGCTATGACCCCTGCGAATGGGAGTACACCCAGCCGTGGGCGGAAAGAAACGACATGATGGACGGCTGGTACGGCACGCCATTGAAGGTAGAGACGTTGCACAAGGGTGCGCCAAAATGGGGCGTCGAAGTCGCACTCGACACGGACGGCGACGGCGAGGAAGACGATTGGGAATTTCAGTGGTTTGACAGCGAGGAAGCCGCTATCCACGCCCTCGCCAAAGGAGCCACCGATGACCGCTAAACCAGACACCACGCCGATGCGGGATAAATTGGCTGAAATTATTCAGTACGCAGACGCATATGACGATCCAAAAGCTACGGCAAACCTGATCATCGCCGCCCTGCCCGATATGGTTCAGACAAAAGAGACGCCTCCCCAAACGCAAAAAACCCGCGCCCCATTACAGGACGCGGGCTATTTATATCGGTCGTATGACCTACGGCAGTGGTCCGGCTCTCGCCTGTGCAGGATCTTGTCCAGAAACCACACAACGCGCCGCCAGCCGCCCCAATAGGCCAGCCCGCACCAAGACATTCGCAGCCCCGTGGCGATGTAGCAGGTACGCCAGGACATATCATCAAGCCAGCGCATCATGCGTCGTTGCCCTTGCTGCATTTGACTGACAGGAACAGAACCCGTGCACCGATATCGTCCGCAAGCGTCAAAAGCGCCTCGTGCTGGCCTTCCATGCGCTTGCGGCATGTCTGAGGCTTGCCGTAGACACCTTGCACCGTGGCGCGGCACTCTGCGTCTGTGTGGGATAGCTGCAAGCACATCGTGACAACCAGCATCCACATGCTACGGGCCTCTTTGCTTTTTGCCGGGAATTGCAATCATAACCAAAACCAATGTCAGAATGGCCTTTTGCGCAATGATCGGCCACACAATCGGCGCATCAAAATTGCGGGCAAACATCGTGTATAGGGTCGCAAAGCCAAGCAGAGCAAGAAACGCGGCAATGACGCGGCCCGCCGGGTAAATTCGGGCGTATTGGTGTGCCAGCCACCACGTTGCAATCACAAGCGAAGTAGATGTTAAGTTGTTGGCAAAGAGCGCGAAAGTCATTTGTTTTCTTCTTTCAAAACGATCTTGCGGACGCCCCGCACGGCTGCAATTCCACCCTCACCCATGACAAAACCAGCAGCGAGGTACGCCCATGTTCCAGCGTCTGTGAATTGATCCAGCAAATGCCCGACAATGCCGCCGAGAAAGATGGCTGATAAAGCGCCCGCAAAGCCTTCACTTAGCCGCCGTTTCCAGCTTGCTTCAGGGGCAAAGACGGCCCGGACATAGGCACCCGCAGCACCGGACAGGCAGAGCGCGGTGATTTGCTCAGGCGCAGCGCTGAACACCTTGTCAACAGTCTCCAAAAACGTCAATTATCCTGCCCCACGCATCCGAATTTATCGCACTTGCGCGAAGTCTCTGCTACCCACTCGGCCAGCAGACGATCATTACCGACTAGGTATTCAACAGTCGCCCGCTTGGTTATGGGCGGTACCCGTTGCACGTCCTTAAACGCTGGATCACTCGACGGTTTCGCCTCGCACCCTGCCAAGGAGATAATCGAGCAAACCGCCATCGCTTTCGCCGCGTGTTTCGTTTTCAATAGATCGGGCATCGCGTATTCCTTCGATTGTCTTGGTGGTGTTGCTGTTGTTGATCTTGGCCCGCTCGGCGTTGCGGATGTAGAAAAACGCGCCCAGCCCCATGACGCAGATCAGGCCAACCGTGATGACAACCCGCATCATTTCGCCCACCCGCGTTTTACTGCAAAGGCGTATGCAATCTCAGTCGATGCGCCAAGAGCAAGGCCAAGCAATGCCAGCAAGTCAGGGTCGACGGCAATTTCTGCACCGACATCTTGCGGGACCAAGCCGTAAGCAACCATTGCTCCCGAAACGTAGCGCAAAATGATGCGCGATATGGGTCCAATCATGGTTTGCCCTTTCCAAAGATAGACGCCAGCAGGGACGCCAGAACGACCCATAGGCTGCGTTGCGGGGGTTTCGCGGGGGTTGTGTCGATAATGGGCTTTGGTGCTTTCTGCGTGGCCCACGCCAATGACACAGCCCGCACATCATCAACACGGCGCTGCCAGCCACGGCCAAATGTTTTCCACAGCCTGCCGCCCCTGATACGGCGCATGAATGCAAGCCGCTCATCGCAAATATCGTTAATAACGTCAGGCGCGGAAAGCCCCCGTGCTGCTGCAATGGTAGCAGGACCAACAACGCCATCTTGTGCCGTCCCGACAACCTTTTGCAGATACTTGCCAGCCCGTGACGGCCCGCTATTCACGGCAAAATCAGCAACGGCGTAGTCAACACCTGACGGCAGAAGATCCGCACTCACAGCGTCCCAATACTGACGCTTATAGACAACCACGGCCTGAGACTCGGTCAGCGCCTTTAAGTCTGCAATCGTGCCGCCGGGTTTGATGTAGCGGCGAAACGTGGCAATCGTAATTCCCTTGTTCGTTGCCCCGCCGGGGTCAGCCGGATTGTTTACATACCCGCCTTCGTGCTTCAGTATTTTGGGGATTGCCCGCTCAGAATTATTCATATCTACTCCTTAAAACCCACGGGCTTTGCGGTCTTTAATGATGCGGTAATTATGGAAAACGACATAGGCAAATAAAGCGCATAGAATCCAGACCGCCCAAATAGCCCCGCCGGCCCCTGCGAGATAGGCACCGCCAATAGACACAACCAGCTTAACCGGCACCCAGCCTTTTCCAAGTTTTCGCATTAGCCACGCGACGATTCCATTGGCCTCTGTCGCGCCAGTTTTCATGCCGACAATCGTTGTCCACACGTCCGCAATTTGCAGCGCGAGAAAAACAACCGCCGTTGCAATTTCAATCTCGGTGAGTTGCATTTCTTATCCCTCTTATCCTATCGGTATTTGAAAAACAGAACAGCCAGCGCCATTACTGCCCTTCGAAACCTACCCACACCGTCGGCCATTAGCGCTTGGTGAAACTGTGCGCCTGCCGTGAACCGATCCCATCCGATGGACAGAAAGTGATCGTGCAGCGCGGCCGCTTTTAAAAACCGCCGATCGTGCGGATCGAGTAGCCAGCGCCAGATCCAGGGGATCGAGACGTCGAACACAAACCCCGCCGGCACCGTATAGGCCGCGCCTGTCTCGACGCAGCCCACATACCAGGTCAGAGGCTCTGTGATGCGGTAGCGGATGCCCCCGGCCGGCTCGTACCAGTCGCGGGCGCGGGTGTAGCGGCTCATGTGTCGAGCAACTTCTTTCTTGCGTTTCTTTGCGCAATCATATGACGATCACTTAGCAGGGGCGGGGGTGTGAACGCCACGCCACCCAATATCTTCGATCTCAAGTTGTATGTGTCAGCGTGCCTGGCGTGCGCGACCCAAGACATAATCACGGGGTCGATCTCATCCCAAGTGATCCGGCCTTGGTGGTAAAGTGATGCCATCCGTTTCATCTTGCGCTTCATTCGGTTGATGCTGTCCTTGCGCAGCGCGCGGTGCGTTGGCCAGATGCGGTACCCCAGAAAATCCAGCGCGCGGCCCCCGTCTCCGACTGGAAATACCTGTGTTTTGGCATTCGTGCGCAGGCCGAGGTGTGCCCATAGGAAATCTTCAATATCGCGGCGCACCAGGTGCAAGTGAGACTTGTCAGGGTGCACGATTGCGAAGTCATCCATGTAGCGCAAATATCGGCCCTCGCGCAGCGTGTGCTTCACAAAGTAATCCAGATCGTTCAGATAGATATTCGCGAAAAGCTGCGAAGTCAGGTTTCCGATCGGTATTCCGCGCGGCAATGTGTCGGATGGATCGGCGGTGCTGTCGATAATGCCGTCGATCAAGGTGAGTGTTTCCGAACAGGCGATCCGCCTGCGTATCTGACGCTTTAATACGTCGTGCGATATTGAGGGGAAATATTTGGAAATGTCTGCTTTCAGCGCGCAAACGGACCCGTGTTTGCGATTGACCTCGCGCAGGTATGCCTGCACAGCGTCCGCGCCCCTGTGAGCACCCTTGCCCGGGCGGCACGCATATGACTGATCTATAAATCTGGCGTCGAAAATAGGCTCTAGGGTGGCAACCAGGGCATGCTGTACGATGCGATCCTTGAGGGGTAGCGAAGATATCTCGCGGCGCTTGGGCTCAAACACGAAAAAGAGATGATATGGGCCTGTCTGATAGGTTTTGTGAATCAGGCTGTTTTGAAGCTCGATCAGGTTTGGCTCGAGGTTGGCGCGAAAGGTAATGACGTCCCTCTGGCGGTGCCGGCCTTTTGCGGTTTTCTCCCAAGCCGCGAGGAGCGAGGGCCACGAGGTCACGGCTTCCCATAGGTTATTAAATGTTTTGGCCATTGACACTCTCGCAAATAGGGACGGCCGGAATGAGGGGTCTCCGCAAGCAGGTACTGCGACACTCCGGCCTGTTTATTTTTTTCGGCACTTGGCCGAGGATTACAGGCCCTTTCGGGGGTGTTCTGTGCGAAAGCCCTTGAGCTTTTGCCTTCTGACGAACCCCGGAAGCGGGGCGAAAGCCGATGTTCGTGTTCGCGTTCGAACGGGAATTGTTCAGGTTCAGGGCGAAGGCCCCAGCCCGAGAGCTATTGCTCCAATTGCCGCCACGGATCGGCAGGCGCTCATGCATGGCCCGCAACCCCTCCTTTCAGCGACTTAAACCAGCCGCCGATCATGCGGCCCACCTCATCCATGAGGCGAGACCATGTTTCGTATTTTTTCAGGTCGATATACCGCAAGCCAAAGGCTGTTCGGATTTGTGAGCGCAACAAGTCAAGCTCTGCATCCAGATCCTGCATCGTGGTCTTTTTGTGGTAGCGCTTGTTGGTGACAATAATCAGACGCAGCACGCCCCACATAGCGTCCCTTATCTCGGCACCCAGGACGTGCCGTTCAAATTTTGGAAATTGACGCAGTGCAACATATCCATATGCAATCATCTCCTCGCATTTCTGTCTGATTTTCAGATCGTCCAAGCCGGCGCTCCTTGCGGTAATGGACCGCGCTATCGCGCGGCCTTCAGATTTCAGCTCAGCAGATTTCAGATTACGAAAGCGGGGCGAAAGCCGATGTACGTGTTCGCGCTCGAACGGGAAAGGCTCAGGTACAGGGCGAAGGCCCCAGCCCGAGAGCTACTGCTCCAAACGCCGCCACGGAACGGCAGGCGCTCACTGGTTGTGGTAATGTAAAAGCCATCGCTTTCGATCGGCGATCCTGGCTGCATAAGGCCGAGCTGCTTCAACCGCTTGAGTGCCGCCGTGGAAACCGTGTTTGCGGTCATGCTCGAAAAGGCTGCTCCGTTCCCGCAGGTGAGCGTATCCGCAGCGGTGCCTGACGTAGCATACTTGACGGTGCCGGCCGTGCCCGGTGCCACTAGGGTACCATCAGAGGCAAGGATGGCCTGCCACGGCCCCGACCCGCTCAGGTCGGTAGCCAAAAGCACAGCGTCATTGTTGGGGATCACCTGAATTTCACTGTCAACGACCCGCATTCCCGGCGACCACTCCCACACGTTGCCGTTGAGGTTCTGGATGCCGAATGGCGTTGGCGGGTAATTCCAGGCGACGGGGCCTGATCCCGCCCGAACCGGCGCGCCAAAGCTGCCTCCCGGCGTTGGATTGCCCGCAGCATTCACACCAAATTCGCCCTGCGCATTATAGGCGCGACCGTTGTTGTTGTTTCCACGCGGGAACCGGCCAGATGCGCGGGCGCTCAGTGCGATTGCCGCATACATGGCGTTTGTGCATACGCAAAACCCCAGACCGGAGGCGCGCGCGAGCGTGACGGCCTGATCGTGGTTGATGCTGACTCTGGGCATGAGACCCGCCTGTGACACCATTTCGCCACTCACCTCAGCGGCCTGGTGGGTGCCGATCAGTATTTCATCTTTTTCAACGCCGCCCACGATGAACGCCGGATGCACACCAGCCCCAAGGCTTGCGTCAAGGTCCTCTACGTTGAATTTAGAGATCCGATGAAAATAGCTGGGCTGGCCTTTGGTCGTGAAGCGCACCGTCATCTGCCCCTTGCTCATTGCCTCGACTTGCGTTCGCAAGTTGTCCTGGAGTGCGGTCATTAGACTGCCCCCCCGTCCGGCGGCGCGGTAACGGTTGCAAGGTAGGCGCTATAGATGAGCGCATAGACCTCGGCTTGGGTTGCGGTTTGGCCCGTATCTTCGCCGGTTTCAGGGTTTATGATCGGGATTGTGGCCACGGGATCAAAGGCCATGGGCACGGGTGACATCGGGATATGCAAAACAGGCCCATCCGGGCCGCCCACGATGGTTTCTTGCGAGAAAGTGATGGCGGGAGTTTTGTTTAGCCGATTGTCAACGACGATCTGATTGCAGCGGACAAAGCTCTCTCCGGTCATGGGTTGCAGGTTGTGCTTATAGCTCATTGGGTCATACCTCCGTGACCAAGCCGTAAACGGTAAGGCCGGATGCGGTGAACCGCGCGACCTCCGATCCGGCAATTACAATTGATAATGTGTCAGCAGCCGCGCTGTAGATGCCAGCCGTTCCGATGCGTAGAGCGGGGTCGGCAAGCGTCCCTCCTTCCAGTGTGGCGCGGCCACCGTTCACCTGCCCTGCAACTTGGCCAATCATTGACAGGCTTTGGGATAGGGTCGCGTTAAGCGCCAAAAATGCCACCGCCGCAGGGTATCTGGCGACCTCAGTTGCAACAGGGCCGGAATCATGCCGGTAGCGGATAACTTCATCACCCGCAACGACCTGAAACTGAACCCCGATGGCTGTGCTGGATAGGCCTGCAGATGTGCTTGAATACACGTTGGCGTTTACAAAAGCAGCATCTCTAGCCGCCTCCGTTGCGGCTTGAGCGACGACCGTTTGATTTCGCAGCAATTCAATGCTTGCGCTCGTGGTGTTTAGGTATGCGCCAAGTGTATTAGATTGAGAAACCCATCCCGCAAGCGATCCGAGCAGCGCATCCGCCTTGGCTGAAAAGTCGACAGGGCTTGCACGACTTGGTGCAGGTGGTAGCAAAGAAACGGTGGGAGCGGCCATTAGATTAGTCCTTCTACTTCGATTGTTGCGTCGGATATCAGGGGCGACGAAAGCGTGATGTCAAAACGTCGGTAATAGCCGTAAACGATTGTTCCAAGTTCTTCTTTTTCGTCACCAACCCACACGATTGGCGTGGTGCGATATTGGGCAAAAGTGTTTTGCGCTCTTCGCGCTAACTCAGTGCTAATTCTTACGTCGTAATCAACCAATTGCGCGAATGCTCTTTCAACGATTATTGCATTGCCAAAAGCGTCACGCTCTTTCCGGCTATAATCTTCAATGGATATGCTTGTGCCGTAAACTGTAACGCCAAGATCAAACAACCGCCCAAGAACGATTTGACCGACCTGCGCAATCCCGCCCGCATTTGTTATAGTCACTGTTGTTGATGCGTTGAGAAATGGCGGTAGCGCCACCTCAATCACCTCTTGGCGCTGGACACCAATTGGCGAAAAGAAATAGGTTGACCAGTCAATTACGCCAGTATCATCAAGCAGAACGTATGATTGAGAGAATACCAACCCATCGTCAGGGTCGTTAACTTCGACAAGCAGGGTTGATCCTTTCAAGCCAAAGAATGCAACTGCGCTAACAAATTCCCCATTGTGGTTTATTGTATATGTGATTGATTCAGCCTGAGAAACTACATCGCTCAGTCGTTTGTCGAATGCTTTGTAGCGATTGGTTGCACCGAGAAACAACCACTCAGTCGGGCTAATATCTGGTTGGTTTCCAGTGTTGCTGCCCGAGAGGCTCTCATAAATGTTATGTTCGTAAATAACCTGATCGTTAATGACATATGTGGTTCCGACCAACCAAAATGGCGCGTCTGTTTCCGGCACATTCGAGGACGTTAGATTTGCGTCGGTAACTTCAATTGGCGGGATGATTTTCATTCTTTAAGTCCTCACTGCTGGTGCGCCGTCAATGTCCCATTTGCGGTTCACCTCGCTGGTGCGTTTGACGTATTTCACGACCTCAACCATCACGCGACGCAGTTCGGCTACTTCTTCACGCAGCGCCTTGGCATCCATTGACCCACTGTTGCCGCGTGACATTTTTCGCTGTGAGTGATCAATGACAGTCTCGTTTGGGTGCAGCATGCTCAAGAAACCGCCCTTGCCATCCATGCCGCCTGAGCGTGACCCCAAGCCGGTGTATCCGCCGCCGTCAAACGAGGGGATGATGCCTAAATCATTCAGGGAAAGCCGGATGCCTGAGAGCTGGTCTTTGGTGTTTTCATAGGCAAGCTGCGCCGCCTCAAGCTCCGCCCTGACTTTGGGGTACTCGGCATTTGGAATGGAGAAGTACAAAAAGCCGTTTTCGCCCTGACTGTTCCACTGTTGCTCCGCCCTGGTCGTGCTTTGAGGGGTCTGGGCAAACAGCGCCTCTGCAGCGGCAACAAGGTCTCCAAGCTGCGAAATAGAGGCGAGAACCTGCTGCGCCTCGGTGGTGAGGGCGTTGATCTGGTTTTGACGCGCCGCCGCAATAGCCGCGTTCTCTGCGGTGCTTTGGGCCTCGATCTGGCTGATTATAGCGGCCCTGATCAATTCAAGTTGACGCATTATTCCAGTGTTGGATGTGAGCAATTGGCCAATGCCTGAAACTGATATACCGCTTGATAGGCGGATCAGAAGTGCTGCGCTCAGGCTTTCATTGCCCTCGACGGCCCTTTGCACCAATTCCGTAATGTTTACAGTGTCGTTTTGCAGGCTTTGAACTGTGTTAAGCTCGTCGTTTGTCAGGTCTTGGGTGCCGGTGATGCTGGCCGTTTGGCCAGTGATCGCGTTGGTGAACGTCAAACCTTGACCGTAGATCGCCTGTAATTCACTGGTGGTGCGCTGAGTGGCGTTTGCGATGATCTTTGCGGCTTGGCTTTCTTCAGCCGTGATGATGCCGTCCTTGTTTCGGTCAACCGCATTTATTACGGCTGTAATCGCCGCGTCAGATGCCTTGCCTGCCAAAGACGCCCTGATCTGTGCCGTTGTCATTTGCCCATTTCGGTCAATCGCCGATGCCAAAGCCGAAACAGTGCTTTGATAGGTGGAAAGGGTGGCCGATGTCTGAGCCTCCATCGCTGAAATTAAACCATCGCCATTCGCGTCAATAGCTGCTGCCAATCCCGCAGTTTGACCCTCAAGCCCAGCGATATAGCGAGCGCCCTCAGCAGAAAGACCAGCAACAACACGGCCCGAATTATCAACCAACCCTGCCCGAATAGCCCCTGCGTCAGTTCTGCCCGCAACGACCTGCAAATTGGCGCTGTCTTGGATGATATTCCCGATGTTGCCGAGAACATATATTTGCTCTTGCAACAATTCTTGGGTGACATTGCCAGACATCAAAAGATCGCGCAGATGTTCTAGCGCAGCGGTCTGCACATCAAACAACAACGCCTGATAGTTAGCACCAAAACCAAGAGCCTCAGACACCGCAGCGGCCTCATTAAGCTGCCGACTGATACCCGCCTCAATACGGCGCAACTCAGCAGCCGTTGACGCAAATCCGGCGCTATCGGTGGCCAAAGACTGCCCCGAACCGCCAAGGCTTCCAAGCGCGGTTACATCGCCGCTAACGGCCTTTGCAAAGTTAGCCGCGAAGTCACGACCAGCGCTGGCGAGATCCGCCGCATTGCGAACGCCCCCGATGTTGCCAGCCGCAGTCCGTAGGCTGTCTGCCAACCTAAAGAATCCATCCGCCGATTGACGCGCTTGTGCAGCCGCTGCGTTTGACGCCTCGATCTGGCTATTAATTGGGCCAAGGGCCGCGTCGACAGCGCCAGCCACCAGTGCGCCCAGCCTGCTTGCCAGGCTGTCAATTGCCGGCAGAATAGAGTTGAACTGCCCCGACAGCGACACCAGCGCCGCAAACATCTGCCGGCCGCTCTCGGTTGCGAGATTTTGCGCCTCGACCAGCGCCCGAAACTGCGCGCGGCTCTTTGGCATTGCCTGACCCAATTCGCCCATGGTTTGCGTGAGCTGGCGGGTCAAGGTGTCAAAGCGTTCCTGCTCTGAATAAAACGCCTGATAATAGGCTGTTGTCGCACTGGCAAAGTTTTCAAGGCCACCAAATGCATCGACCAGCCCCGAGGCCGCAGCGGCCCCCCACAAGCTGAGATCGAACAGCGTACCGCCCAGGGTATCGATAATGGTGTTCGCGGCGTTCAGGGACGAGGATAGGCGTGTCAGAGCGGCATAAGCGCCTTCGCCTTCACGCTGCAATGCTTCAAGGCCGGGTATCATACCCGCGAAGTCGTCGCCAAACCCTTGCAGCGCCTCGGTGACGGCCTTCTGTGCAGCTTCATCACTCAAGCCTTTGGTGCTGACCTGAATGGACGCGCTGAAGTCGTTGAATGCTGATGCACCGATGCCAAGCGCTTCCGACGCGCCCATCACCCCCATCTGCATTTGGCTAAGAATGCGCTCAAGTGGCCCTGCTGTCGCTGCGTCCAGATCGCTGAAACTGGTTCTGACTTTCTTTGAAAGCCCCCAGAATTTCTTCTTTTCAACCGTGTTGAAAGACTGAATAAGCGCGTCCATTCCGTCCACAGTAATGCGGATGCCAGCGTCCAATTGCTTGGTTTTGGTCTTGAAGAATGAGAACACTGCTGCCACAGCCGCGATAGGCAAAGCAACCGCGCCGATTGCAGCACCCAAGCCGCCAAGCATTGTTGCTGCCGACCCGATGCCGGTCACAGCAGACCCGATCGCACTAGCCGCGCCCCCAAGCCCGCCGGACATAAGCCCGCTGAACACGCTGGACGCGCCGCCAAGCAAGCCACCCGCGCCGCCAAGCGTGCCGATGAAGTTCCCCGCGCCCGCTGTCAGACCGCCAAGGATACCGCCGCCGCCGGGCGCGCCGCCGAGTTGACCCGCTGCTGCCGCTGTGCCGCCCCCACCCAAAGCAGCCGACAACGCCAGCTTGATCGGGTTGGCAATCGCCGTGGCAATCATCTGCTTGATCATGTTTTTGAAGCTGTCCAGCAGATCGCCAAAGTTGCGCATACCGCTCGCCACGAAGTCGCCGATTGCGTCACCGAATGCTGATATGGTCGGGTTGCTGTTGGCGAACTCTTCGTTCAGGTCTTTGACGGCTTTTTGGTATGCACCATCGGATAAGCCCGCTCCCACTAGCTGGTCCAGATTGGCAATCTCGGCGTTGTATTTCTTGAGCGGGTCCGCATCAAACTCTAGCCGCTCGATTTCGTCGGCCATGTTGCCGAACTCGTTTGCGGCTTCCCCAGCAGCCTTGCCCGCGCCAGAAGTAGTTGCTGTCAGCGTTTTGCTAAGGGCCGCGTTTGCGGCATTTATTTGATTGATTCTGGCAGTGGCGCTTTCTGCGCTATTGCCCAAATTTCCGAACGAAACCGCCGCACGGTCAGCGGCATCTGGGTCTGCTGGCCCAAGCCCCCCGAACCCCAACCTAGGCTTGAATACACTGGCCTGAATACCCGCTGTAGTATTTAGAAAGCCCATCAAAGCCATTGCTTTTTCAATGTTTACATTTAGGTCAGCGGCCAAAAGAGCAGCGCCCGTCCGGGCGGCGCTGAAGTCAATACCGCCGATGGTGCGCGAAAGGCGACCAGAAAGATCAACACCCTCAACTAACTGGCCGTTAAGAAATACCTGACCATCTTTCACGTTTACGATTCCACGATCAAGCATTGAAACTAGGTCCACAAGTTCTTGACGTCGCCCCACTTCATCGTCAGTCAAGAATGTCAGTTCGCGCTGCACCTGCTTGATGGCTTCAACCTTGATTTGCGCCTGAGCTAAAAGGTTTTCTGCATTTTCAAGTTCCGCGTTCCAGCTCGCTGTATCAGCAGTAATGCCCGGCAAGTTTAGCCCCTGTTCTGCCGCACGCGCCTTTACTGTGCGCAGTGTCTCCAATTCTTCTGTTAGGCGCTGAACATCAATTAGCGCCTCATTTAGGCCGCTTTTTTGGTTGAAATCTTGCTGGTTTAGCAGGCGCGTTGCGTCAAGAACCTGCAATAGGGATTCAGCCTCTGCACGCCGCACACGCGCGGCCTCTTCGGAAATAATGCTACCCTCTTTTGTCGACCGCGTGAGGATTTGGATTTGAGTAATCTGGTCGCCCATTGCCAGCGTTCCGTTGTCGATAACCCTCTGCGCAATTTCGTTTGCTGTGGTAAGGCCCATAACATCACGGACGAAGCCGGAAACTGCCGATACCGCGCCTGAAATTGATCCAACAATGTAGCCAAACGCCGCCACAACATCCAGCGCCACGCCAGCGATGCTAAACAGCAACGCGCCAATGTTTTGCAACGCCTGCACAAACTTGGGGTCGGTCACTGTGCCAATGAGGTTTTCAATTGACGCCCGCAGCTTTTCAGACGCTGGACCTGCAATCTCGAATAGATCGCCCCACGCATTGCCAAGAGCGGCCAGAGCGCCGCCAAGGGTATCGCGTGCGGCTTCGGCAGACCCACCAAATTGCTTTGTAAGCTCGGCAAGGATAACCGCTTGAGCGCCTGCAACATCGCTTGTAGCCACCATCGCTTTGACGGCTTCTTTTTGCGCTTCCGTAAACTGGATGCCAGAACGGGAAAGCGCGGTCATGCCAAGTATAGGGTCGTTCAATGCTTTGCCGACTTGCAGCGCCGCCGAATTAAGGTCAGTCCCCATTGCTGTAGCAAGGTCCAGAACAGCAGTTGTGGCCGCGTTGAATGTGTCGCCTTTAACTGCTGTGAATGTCAGCAGTACCCCCTGCATAGCATTGGTGACTTCGTCACCGTAATTCGTGATGCCCTGCAAAGCCGCCGCGTGATTGTTCAGATCACCCACGGCCTTTCCGGCTGCGCCGCCGGTTGACGTGATAGCTGCTGCAAGCTGTGCCTGAGCCTTGTCAGATTCTACCGTTGCGGAAATAAACTTGCCCAGAGATGCGCTCGATGCGGCGAACGCTGCATACCCCGCAGCCATGCCAATAACCGCTTTTGTCGCCTTCAGTGCAGCCGCGTGTGCCGCGCCTGTTGCCTTGTTGAACTTCTCAACCTGTGGCGCGGCCCGTCCTGCACTGTCGCCAGCTTTCTTGAAACCCTTTTCGGTTCCACCAACAGATTTTTCAGTAGCCGTACCCGCCTTGGTCGTATCCTCAAGCGCCTTCTTGCCTTTGAGTAGGCCAGTCGTATCGGCCCCAAGAATCAGATCAGCGAAATTCTGGCTCATGTTTGATCCTTGCGAGAAATAGGCCGCGACCCTAAGTTGGGTGCGGAACCAATGGAGAATTATGGTGGACGGAATTTTAGGAATTTTAGGTGCTGCCGCCCTAGTCGCGGGCGCGATGTTCACACTTGTCGGGTTTGCAAGCGGTGATTTTATTACCGTCTATCAAGGTGCCGCATTGCTGGCGTCTGGGCTTGGGATGCTTGCCACCTCCGAAGTCATCAAGACACTTAAACAAATCCGCGACCGCCTGCCTGCGCCGGATCAGACACCCCGCTAACGGGATGCCTTGGGCCTATCCACCGGCGCGATTGCCAGCGCGTTGGTCCCGTTTTCGCGCTCGGCATGGTAGCCCTTGCACATATCGGACAGGATCGCGGTGTCGTCGGCGTCCAGCCCCTTGGCGGATGCATACGGCGCAAGAATATCCCAGTCCGTCGGGCCTTCCACCATGCCGTTGCTGCGCGTCGGGCCTAGATCAAAGAACAGCCCGATCAGGTATTCCTCTGCGTCCAGTTCCGGCAAGCCGAAGTCCTCCACGCCTGCATCTTTCCATTGATCCAAGCGACATCGCTTTTGATCCTTGGGGAAGGCGTGGAGATAGCCGATCTGGCGCGCGTAAAGGGTTAGCCCTTCTGCGCGTTTCCCATGCGGTTTGCCTGCGTTCCGGCAAATTCACCGATCTGTTTTGCAAACGGGTTATTCTTCATCTCGAACACTGGCGAGCCGTCTTTGTCTGTAACCTGCTCGCCGTCTGCGTTTTCCTTCACGCCCATTTCTGGGAATGTCAGATCGAGGAACCACATTGCATCCTCGGCAGTCGCGGGCTTGTCGCCGTTCATGACGTTCTCAAACCCGAAGATGAAAGGTGCAGCGCCTTCGCAAAGCTGGTTATGCACATCCTCCATGACGCGCGCCTCATCGTCCGTATTGTCGCCCTTGGCCTTTTTGGATGCCATAGCCGCCTTTTGCTTTGCCCGCATCTTAGCCTGCATAGAACGCGATGCCGTACCGCGCACGATTACCCGACAAGGCTTGTCGCCGTCCATCACAGGCTCACCAGACCACGGGTCAACGATCTGCATAGGCGTTCCGGTTTCAGCGGCTTCACGGCTGTTGTAGTTGGCGTTAAAATCCATTTTGATATCCTTGGGGTTCGGTTCAATGTGGGAGGCAGCGGCGAACCACTCCGCCGCCCCCCGATTACCCGCCGAAGCGGATTAGTTAGGCAGGTTCAACGTCCTTGACGGTCAAGGCGTTTTGCTTAAAGTTGTAAACCGCGCCCTCGAAAGAACTGTCGGTCGCTTGGTTCTCTTGGTAGCTATGAACATAGCCCTGAGCGTATTCCACAGGGTCAGTTGCAACCAAAGCACCCGCTGCCCCCGTCCCTGTGCCGATTTTGATAGCGCAAGCGCCGCTTGGCCCGTCGCACAGCGTCTTAAACGCAGCTTGGCCTGTTGCCAGTGCGCTGCCGTCGATGCGGAACGAGCCTTGGCTGTCAACACCGGATGCCGCGCCCTTGGTGCCTTTGGTAAAGCCGGTTTTAAGGTCGGATACGTCGATGTTTGCGTTGGTCACACCGAATTGGGGAAGTGTTTGTGGAAACTCCAATTCAACCCACGTCAGGGCCTCAAAGCCTGACTTGTCGTTGGTTGCTGGAAGTGCTGTTGAGTAGTAGATCGTCTTTCCGATGGAATTCCGAGTAGCCATGATATTTGCCCTTTCATTTGGCAAAGCGGACAGGCCCGACTAATCGGGGTGTTGCTGTCCAAAGTTGAAGTGAAGTGCCTACCGTTCGCGCTACCGGCGCAGCCCGCAGGCGGGGCAATTAGTCGGCGTCGATCCAGCCGATTGCGCGCCATGCGGCAGCGTCTTTTTGCAGTGGTGTGGCGATTGCGCCGACTGTGCCGTTGCTGGCCTTGGTGTTTTTCAGCCGAACACGAGCGGGCTTGGCGACCGCCTTTGGTGTCTCTGGCGCAGCGTCTTGCTCTATGGTTTCTTGATCCGCCGGAGCGGTTTTCTTGCGTGCCATGTTGGCCTCCGATGTTGTGATTAGGACGCGCTGTAAGGGATGCGCACTGAGACGCGCCAATGCGGGCCGTCAGGATAGCCCTGCTGCACCTCTGGCGGGCCCATGATGGTGATGAAACCGCCGGTGACGGGCAGGCGCAGCGTGTACGGGAACAAGGCTGCGATGCTGTCCGCAATAGTTGTTGCAGCGGTTGAGAATACGCCGATCTCCGACATGATCGTGATCTGCGCAAACCCGCGAACGATTGTTCCGCCGCCTGTCAGTGTGCTGTCCGTCCGGCTCACTGGCACGTGGGCGAATATCAAATACGGATGCGGGGTTCCGGTTGGCACGTCCTTGTTCGGCCAGCCGATTGTCAGGGCCGGGGAAAGCGTTGCAAGCCTCTGCCCAAGCGCGTTTAAAATGGCGGTGTCAGTAATCATCTACGGACCTCGTTTGCACGTTTCTTGACGTGAGCGGGGAATTTCGCAGCATTCACATCGACAAAGAACCGCCCCGGCTGGTTATATGTCCGGCCCAAGCTATCGGTGCCCGTAAACCCGCTGTTAATGCGTCTGGCGTGTGGCGCACTCCATGCAAACGACATGGTTTCGCCGATTTCCAAGCCCGCGATTGCGACAACGAAGGCGTCTGCGCTTTCGCCGCCACCGTCTACGGACAGGCTGTTGACTAACTCCGCAGTTGTGCCCACGGGGATCTTCCCCTCGACAAAGGTGGTCGCGCCCTGAGTGATGCCGATCTGCGTTTCCTGCGCGCCTACAAGCACATCGCTGATAGACTGGCGCATCACGTATTCCATACCCTCGATGGTCAGATCGGCGATGTCCGACAACTGAGCGGTAAACGTCTTGGGTGCCATGCGTATTCTCCAACGCCAGAGACCCCGCTTAACGGGGCCTTTGGGTCAATGATGTGGGTGGTGTGGTTAGTCTTTTATCTGACCGTCTTCGGCCATCTTTTTTAGCCTGTAATACAAGGTCCGAGGAACCATTACGTCGAAACATCCTTTAGCTTCGGATGCGTCACTTTTGCCGACGATTTTTTGCAGTTCCTTTAATGATGACTTGCCGAAATTTTCAAACTGTTGCCACCTTTGCTGCGCGGGTCTTGGCTTGAGGGTCGCCATTCGCCCTTCTGTTTCTGCGTCTACCATTTGGATGCAAAATTCATAGAATTTGCGGCAAGCTTCCATTTCAATATCAAGGTCTTCTGGCAGATTGTCCGGCCAAAAACCCCTCACCCACATAGCATTACTTATCCTACCTGATACTTGCAGCTTTGTTTTCTTCATTCCCGTCTCCCGAGGATCCACTTAAATGCGCGGCAGGCCGGGTGGATATTCCGGCTTTTCAGGTGCTACCCTATCCGCGCTGCAATGATACTCCATCCATTGATATAGTCAACTTCCCGGCCTCCGATACTGAGGGACGTATATCACTGTGCAGCGGCAACCGAGCGTTTGATCTGCGCCAGCCGCCGGGTCGTGGGGATAAAGCATTGTGCCGCCCGCTACGTCAAAACTCTCGTTTAGACCAACCTCAACGCCATCTAATGCGCGGTGATCGTGGCGCGGGTCTTTCGCTGAGTTATGATCCCACCGCTTTGAGATACTCTCGACTTTGCCGCCGTCCATAAGCTGTTGATACGCCTCATTGCGTCCTTGGGCTTGTGCTGTAAACGCTTCGTTCTTGGCAATCGTTTGGCCCCGTGCCTTCAACAGCCGTGCATCGTGGGCCTTGGTAATCCGCTCAATCGTTGACTTGTCCAGCGCCCTGCCCTCGGCAATCGCCGTGCGCACTTGCTTATCAAATCGCCGATCTGTTGACGTGTAGCGCGGCACCTGCTTGCCCTTCACCGTCTTGAAATAGTCCGCAATCTGCTCAGGGTCGTTGAGAATTTCACGCACCCGCGTTGATCTTTGCGCCCTTGGGCCGTCCAGCCCCAATATACCGCCCTCACGAACGCCTGTGCGGGGGTTTAGAACGCCTGCAAGCCGTCTTGCTGTGACTTGCGCCCCAACGCTCTCTTTCTGCGCCTGTAGGATCAATGCGCGGATAGGCTCAACACCGGGTGATCCTATCTCAGCCACCAGCCTTGCGCCTGCCTCTGCGATAATTTGTTCAGCCCGTGGGTGCCTGCCGTTAAAGCTGAATGAACCGGCGATGCCCTTGGGCAAGGTGACTGCTGCGCCGCCCGCATAAACCGCCGTGCGTATAGCTTCTTCCAGCGGCCAAAGCATTGCCTGATTGAACCGCAGCATCTCCACAACGCGGGCAAGGTTGTTTGCCTCGATAGCCTGCACCAATGCGGGGAAGTCTACTGCCCCGTGCGCGTTCTGCACCGCTGCCTCGAACGCCTGCCGGATCAGCGGGTCGTGCTTGGCAATCAGGTCGCGGATGATGCGCTGTTGCTGGCGAGATAGTCGGGTTGGTCGGGCCATTGCACCCCCATGCAAAATGACCCCGCATAATGCAGGGCTGTTTGGTTTGGTTTGTGATGTGGGTAGTGGTTTAGGGCTTCATAGCCATCCCCAACGCAAACGCCGTTTCCATCATCCGGTCAAACTCTGCAAAGCACTCAGGCGGCAAGGATGCCACGATCTGCGCAGACGCGGTGTCGCCCCTGTTTAGGTGCCAGGGAATGCAAAAGGCTTGGTATTGGCTTACTGCCTTGCAGAAAGAATCGTATAAGGGTGATCCATCCGATATGCTTTTATTTCGCTGTAGCTGTGCGTTCCAACAGCCGCGCCTGTGTATGTTTGAAATTCAATCTCAGTCAGCGCCGCGCCATGTGTTTTTGCAATATCGCTTAGGTGCATCGCCAGCTCGTCCGGTGTCATCTTGGGTTCGGTCATCTGTGGTTCCTCAAACTGCAAGTTCAAGCCGGTACAATAGCACCGTTTCACCGGGCGACAAATACATAACTGAGATAATTTCCTCAAACTTGGTGCCTTCAACTACATCACCCGGCGCAACGCCGACGGCGATGGTGTCAGATTTCAGCGGCGTAACGCCCGTGGCATTGATTGTCAGGGTGCGCTTTTTCATGCCCACCAACATTCCCGTCATGTCACGCACGTCCTGCATTCTTTCAATCGCGGTGACGGGGAAAAGCTGCGGCTCGTTCACCGGGTCGGCTGGCGGGTCCCACGGGTTTGTCGGTTCATCCAGTTCAGCAGATGCGCGGCGGATGGTGCAGATGTAAGCGCCTGTGCCTGTAGCTTCGCCCGCTTCTATAAGTGCAGATGCGACATCAGCGGCGATTTGCGAACCGCTCATGACCGCAACAACGTCTTGGTATTGCCGCCGATGAATGGCCTCATCATTCCGTCGATCCGCGTGCTTTTCGGCACCTGTGATCCGCCCTTGCGCCCGGTAAACTCCCACCGAATATCGCCAATGCCTGTCAGCACCTTGTCGCCCGCATCGCTGTAGGTTTTGGAGAACACGTAAGGCTCTGCCAACTCCAGACGCGCCGCCTCATACGTTGCGGCCTCTACGGCGTCTGGCAAGGGGTCCACGAACGCAGGCAGGAACCGCGCCACATACTCCGCCGCGATGTAGTCACCAGCCCGCACAAGTGCCGCCTCTGCGTCTGCGTCGGTCGCTGCTGTCGGCGCGCTGTCGCCCCTTGCAAGGGCGTATGCGCGGAATGATGCAATATCAGCCATTACAAGCCCGTGAAAATGGCCGCTTTGACCATCCCGCGCATGTCCTGAATATTGGTTCCCTTGGGGATCTCAACGCCGTGGGCTTCGGCCATGTCCCGCAAGTCGCCCTTGCTCATGGCGTCAATCGTTTCTGGCGTGAACGCTTCTGGTTCCGTTGGTGCCGTCGCGCCCATTGCCTGCGCTGTGTACCGCGCCTGCATGTCTAGCTGTTGCTTGATGTTCATATTCATTCTCCGCTGTTCTTTGTGACGGGGCGAACAATGCCGCCCCGCTTCAAAAATCAGCCGTTGGTGACGATTGCCGCGAGGCCGATCAGCTTACGATCAATCACGCGGTCCCAGTTTGCAGCCAAACGAAGCTGCGCCAGAGTGGCGTTGCCGTCCGTCAGCGTGGTGTTGGTAAACGCGGTGCCGAACGGATGGATCACCCACGACTTGCGCTCCCACAGCGTCTCTACGCCTGCGCCGTTGCCCTGAGCCGCTTCACGCTCCAGTTCCACCGGAACCTTCGTGCTGCGCTCGCCATAGCCGATGAGCCCAGTGCCGAACAGGTAGCTGGTGTAGGTCGCGGCGGCGTCAGTGTCGCCCGTGCCTGCTGCGGCTGTCATGGGCAGGCTGTCATCGACAACTAGACGGCGGCCAAGGAAAGACGGGATTGTAAGCTGCCCGTTGCTGTCCGCAAGGAAATCAATATCGTCGTTATCGACCATGCGCTTGGCGACAACGGAATGCACGGCGAACACCGCGTAATCGTCATAGTGGTCGCCAGAGGTAAACGCCGCTGCGGTGAAAACTTCGCGCCCGAACAGGGTTCCGGTCGCAACATCCGCATTGGTAGCGCCTGCGACGTTGTTGACCATATCTCCGTCATCGTTTGCCACGTTGTCGGCAATGACGCCTTGCAACGAAGCGATGGTGCGGCGCTGCCATTGACGCATCCAGTAGGTTCCGAAGCGATTGCGAACCTGTTGCATGGGATCAGATCCGGCAAGTTCGCCTGTCATGTCCGCAGACGAATAGCCTTGGTTCAGGCTGGCCATGCGTGCAACCTGCGTTCCTGTCGTGACCTTCGCAGGCACGGCAATATCGGTTGGATCGTCGGTGCCGTAGTTCGGCTCATCGGATGCGTCCAGATCCTTCCAGAACGGCAGTTCAGCAATGCGCCCGCCGTCTGAGAACATGCCAGCAAGCGCGGGGTTTGCAACTGCGATGCCGCTGTCAAAGAAAACAGTCTTTTCAGGGCCGTTTACGGCTGTGTACGAGGAATAGACCTCGGGGACATATACATCAGAGATTTGTGTGGTAGCCATGAGGCTTTCCTTTCGAGATTATGAGCCGGCTAATTGCCGGAATGTTTCGGGGTCGCTGTGGAATAGAGCCGTGCGCTCTTTGTCGCCCATCTTTGCGAACGTCTCCGCATTAGCTGGGGCGTTGCCGTTCTTGCCACCCGTTGCTCCGCCGCCTGAAGCGGGGGTCACGAAGTCCTTGCCTTCACCAGCAGCCCATCGCTTAACGTGATCGACCAAGGCCAGCGGCCCCATGTCGGTATCCACGAAGGGCTTGCCATCGTCGCCAATCTTCACATCGCCTGCCAGCATGGTGCGCGCCGCTTTTGCAAATGACGTGTTTGTGACGCCTGCGCCGTTGAGCGCGTCTGTCAGATCACGGTCTAATGCGTTTTTAAGCGCGCGGCCTTGCTCGGCTTCATATTTGCCTTTGTAATCGTCGCGCTCTGCTTCGAGTGTCTGGCGTAGCTTGATAAGCGCGGCCTCGTCGGCTTTCCCGTCCTTGAGTTTTGCCCACTTTTCAGCGTCAAAATCTTCGGGGAAGTCCTTGGCGAGTGCCTTGGCCGCATCGCGCTCGGAACGTGCCGCATCGCGGTCGGCCTTCGTGCGCTCATATGCTGATTTGAGATTGGCAACATCGGGGTGATTGTCTACGCCGGACACTTGCAAGATGAACTTGCCGTCTGTTTCGGTGTAGAAGGGCTTAACAGCATCATCAATGCCATCGAGAGTGTCGAGAACGGTATGCAAAGCCATCGGCTTAATTCCTTTAAGTTATGGGTGTGGCCTCGCCACGGTGATTACAGGCTGTCAGCCCGAATATCGCCGCCCTCAATGAGAGCGTATTCTTCATCAAACGTGCGTTCTTGGCTGGCAATTCCGCCCGCCTGAATGCGCTCGTAATATGTCTCTTGTGCAAGCCCGCCGCTTTCGACTAACCCGAACAGCGCGACGGCATCTTGCGGCGTGAGCGTGGCGTCCAGCAAGTCCTTGGGCGGCGTGACCGTGATGGCCTCGATCACCGCATCCGACTGGACTAGCATCCGCGCGATGTTGCGCAATGACGCCTCTAGCAGTGAGCATGACGATTGAGCTACCGTCTTGAGGTTTGCCGTCTCAGACCGAAACCGCATCTTGCGGGCAGTGCCAGATTCATTGGCCTGCCCCGATTGCTCGAACAGCCGCGCGCCTGCTTGAATGGCGATTGTCCGATTATCTTGGATTGCCTTAAGGTGCGCCTGAATACCTGCGCAGGTTGGCGATACGTATTTCAGGTCCGGCGTTGTATTGTCATCGCCAAGCATTTCGTGAACCACGCCAGCGCCAACTGCAGTGGGTGCAGGCCCGTTGATTGCGACCAGCGTTTCCTGTCCGCTCATGTAAAGCTGCAAGCGGTAGTCTGCGGATAGCTGGTACATCGCCAGCGCGGCCCTTGCGATGCCGATCATTGGCGGGCTTTCAAGATCCGACCCCATATCCTTTGCAGACGCCACGGCAAACGGGATCGCGTTGAGTGCACCACCGCCAAGTCGCGTTGGCGTTACGTCCGTTTCGCCGTCAGGCTTGTGCAATGTCGCCGTGTAAACGCCATCGACAAGCTGCAAAACGCGGTATTTCTCTTGCTGCGCCCAAACGAAGCCATCACGCACTGCCTCGCTTTCGTTCAGGACGAAGAACCCGACGTCCCAGTTGATAATCGTATCGCCGCGATAGCCTGCGAGGAATGGATCGCCGCCGCCCTCCGGTGCATCTGCAAGAACGCCGTAGCGCCCCGACACCAGCAAGTTGCGCGTGATGTTCTTGTGAAAGTCGTTGAGCGTAATTCCCTCGCCGTCAACATCCTCGAACAGATATTCCATGTTGCTGGGCAATTCGACCGCGATTTCCTCGCCGTGAATGATACCAACCATAGCGCCAACGCTAGTTGCCAGAACCTCGGGGAACTGAGCGCGCATCTTGTATGCCGCATATGCCGCGATGCCGTTGTCTGAGTGCGTCGTGTAGCCAGACGGCATGGGCAGGTATGTGGTGCCGCGTTGCTTTACGTCGCCCTCGCCTTGATAGGCGTCATAGCACAGCCGCCAATCGTCGAGGACTCGGCGCGTGATTTGTGGATGCAGCGAATTAACGGCCATCTAATACAATCCTTTGACCGTTGTTGTTGTTGTTTTCGGTTGTGATTTAGTCATCAATTCGGTGATCGCCCAAACCAAGGCGTCGGCCCTGTCTGGTGAGCCTTCACCAATGTATCCGTCTTGCCCGATCAGGCACATTTGATCCTCAAGATCCGCCAAGCCGCCAACGTGAGACACCCGCCCCTGTTCGTATAGCGCCGCGATAGGCTCAGATCTTGCGACCTTGCCGCGACTGGCCGTGACCTCTTTGTAGCTTATGCCTCGATCAACGGTGCGTATGACGTGCTCGACCATAGCCCCGCCAAAGTTGCGCTCGGCCACGATCCTGTCAGCCTTAAATTCGTGGTAGGCCGCGACTGCCCGCCTGCCCCATCCGTCTGGCGATAGCTTGCAAGTCCGGTCTGCCAGGACATAGCCGCGCCCGTCGATACCAAGCCCCGCGACCACGATGCCAATGTCATCGCCGTTATCGTCCGCCCCGCCTGTGCCGCTGGGGTCCACCGCAACCACAACCCGCCGCATTTCGGGGGCTTCTTTGAGCCTGTGCGCGTCGAACATCTCACGGGTCCATAGCGCGCCCGGTAGATCGTCCAGCATCTCGGCTTCTAGCTCTTGCCTGCCTAGCCGCGTGTTGCCGTATCGGTTTTTCAGATCCTCAAGAAACTGCGCTGGCAGGTTGCCCGCGTTGTCAAACGTGCTGCCCCGCGTCACTACCGATCTGTCGCTGGCGATGATTTCGCGCAGAACAGGAATAGGCCGTGGTGTTGTCGTGACAATCACGCGGGGGTCATTGCCCGCCCGCATTGTAAATTGCAGCATGTCCCATGTTTGCCGCGCGCGCTTGTACTTCGCTAATTCGTCTACCCACGCTGCGTCAAATTCTGGGCCTCGAAGCTGGTCCGGCTCAGTGCCGTTATAGCCAAGTGCCACCGCTCCGTTAGGCCATGTGATCCGCACGGGCTTAAACCGCGCCGTTGGCTTTTGCCCGTCAGGGTAGATCGACAACAGCCGCGCCACCATGACCTCCTCAAGGTCTTTCTGCGTCTCCGCGATTAAAGCGATGCTGCGCGACCCCGCCTCAACGCGTTCCTTGACCCATTGCGCGCCCGCCTCGGTTTTACCAAAGCCGCGCCCCGCGTTGATCAGCCAGGTTGACCAGTTTCCCTCCGGTGCGAGTTGTTCAGGGCGGGCAAGAAAACCGCGCCAATCGTATATCAGCGCATCGGCCTCGGCGTCTGTCAGGCTGGCTACGAACCTGTCGCGGTCAGCTTTCGGTAGTGCCTTCAGTCTCTCCGCCGGGCTTTCTGTCATTTAGGAACTCACTCAGCTTGCCAGACGGTGACATTGTGCCATCCTCAGAGATGTGATTGACGTTGCTTGTCTCACGCCATCCGCCCCGCGTCTTGAGCCAGAATATCGCCGCTGTAACTGCCGACGATCCATCGCCAAGCGCCTTGTTATAGAGCGACTGCGCAACCCGGCTGTTAGCCTTCGCCGTGGCCGTGTCCAGTTCCTCGCGGTAGTGCTTTTGCAGCGTGCTGCGCTCGATGCCGATCACCTTGGAAATGTCCATCTGCGGAACGCCGTATGCGCTCATGCTTTCAACCATTTTGCGTTGTGCGTCTGTCGGCTTGTGGGCTGGCCTGCCGCCTTTGCTTTTATCTGGCATAATCAAGCCGCCTCAATTATTTTCGCATCTTTGCGATATTAGGTGTTGCATTACCTTCGCATATTTGCGATAAGTATTGCAGGGAAGGCAAACAGCCAAGCCCACAACAGGAGACAAGAATATGAAAGACCAATACAAAGCCCTCAACGACATGATCTTTGAATTTCAAAAGCAGACACAGCGCCTCGACATTGCCAGCATGGACCCCGCGATCCGCGCCGCGATGGAATCGGTAGAGGCTCAACTTGACGCCCTTCGCCAAGGTAAACTTTATGACCTCCGCTGATTTCACCGCCTTGCAAGCCCGCCTCGGTATCAGCCGGGGCGAGTTATGCCGCCGCATCGGTATCGCGCCGAACAGCGGAACTGCCTACGCCTTGGGACGCAAGCCCATCCCCCTTACCGTTGCGCTTGCCTGCGCCGCTATTGAAGCAGGTATCACGCTGGAACGCGCTCGGCCTTAAGGTCTGCGTAGGGCTGGCCAGTGGATTCCAGCGTGGCGGATTGGCCTGTGAACTCCTGCCAGCGCTTGATGATAACGTCGCAATATTTCGGGTCCAGTTCCATAAGCCTCGCCATGCGCCCGTGCTTTTCGCACGCAATGGCTGTTGTTCCAGATCCAGCAAAGCTATCCAGCACCTGATCACTGCCCTTCGTGTTGTTCAGCATTTGGTACTCAAACAACTCCACTGGCTTCATGGTCGGGTGTTCGCCATTGCGTCTAGGCTTGTTAAACTCAAGAATTGTGGTTTGTTTTCTGTCTGTCGACCAAAGGTGTCCTGCGCCACCCTTCCATCCATAGAGGCACGGCTCATGCATCCAGTGATAGTCTTGCCGACCCATCACAAGGCTTGATTTTTTCCAGATCAAGCATTGGCGCACCGTCCATCCAACATCATGGCATGCGCCCCTGAAATTGTATCCCTCTAAATCCGCATGCCAGATATAGAAAACCGCGCCTCTTTTCATAACAGCATCTGCTGCATAATAGGCTTCGCAAAGAAACTGCCGGAATGCGTCATTTGACATGCTGTCATTTTGAATGGTCAGTTTCTCTTTGGTCCCGCCCTCATACGCCACGTTATAGGGAGGATCTGTCAGCCACATGTCCACAAGTTGTCTCTGCGTGAGAACCTCCATGTGGTCAAGGCTGGTCGAGTCACCGCACATCAATCTGTGCTTGCCCAACAGCCACACATCGCCCTCAACAGTGACAGGCACCTCCGGCGCATCAGGCACCGCATCCTCGTCCGTCAGCCCCTCGGTTTCCGTTGCCGTCAGCCCTGCAAGTTCATCCACGTCAAAACCCGTCAGCGTCAGGTCAAAATCCAGATCACCCAACTCAGCCAATTCAATCTTGAGCGCGTCATCATCCCAACCCGCGTTAAGTGCCAGCTTGTTGTCGGCCAGAATTAGCGCCTGCTTTTGAGCCTTTGATAAATGCGCCAATTCAATGACA